CAGAAGTGTAAAAGTAGTGTAGAGTGACCTTTATTTTCATAGCCGGTATATAAGTCTACCATGTCAAATAAACCAAGTAACATAGTGTCGATTGATAACAAACTTGCCCAAGCTAGTTACTCGTTAAGTCTGACTGAACAACGACTACTCTATATATTATTATCAAAGATTAAGCCAAGTTATTTCCGAAAAGAAACTAAGCAAGAAGTTGAGGATAAAGTTTTCTCTAATAAGGGGGTGCTGAAAGAAGATTTATTAATTAAAGGCGATATGATAGATTGCACAACATTATTCCAACTAAGTGTAAAAGAGTATGCTACTTTCTGTGAAGTAGATATGAAAGATGCTAGAGAAGCATTAATAGAAGCCGCTACCCACCTACTCAATCGTAAAGTACATCTTAAGAAAGAAGATGGGAGTTTATTAAGCTTTAACTGGCTGCAAGGTATTGAATATGAGGCTAGTTCTGATACAATTAGCCTTCGATGGAGCTATTATATTCTCCCATATATTCAAAACTTAACCAGCTACTTCACTAAACTACGGCTTAATGAACTACTTGGTCTACGAAGCACCTATAGTTGGAAGTTATACCAACTACTTCTGTCAAAGAGAGGGGAGAACATCCACAAGAAATCTGTTGAAATCAGTTATGAAGACATCTTATTTATTTTAGCAGTACCGGAAAGCTGTAAAGAGTTTAAAGTATTTAATAGCAAGATACTCCAGAGAAGTATGGGAGAGCTGGTCAAACAGAAGTTATTCGAGGGACTAGTTGTGGAAAAGATACTAAATTGCAGGAGAGTTATCGGCTTAAAGTTTAGCTGGTTGGGCATACCGAAGGTTAAGCAGAAGAAATTAATTAACTAACTAATTGAGAGAAAGATGAAGAGGTTAAGAAGATGAGTAGATTAACGAGAACTGGGACGGATGTTAAGGGAAGAGATAACTATGATACGTCCTCTAGTGCAACACATTATGGGAAAGGGAGTATAACTCGACCAACAAATTATGAGAAGTTTGCCGATGGTTGGGATAGAATCTTTGGGAAGAAGGAAGAACTGCCGATAGAAGCTGAGCAACCAGAAGAACAGGTGAAACCTTATGTACTCTATTAAGAATATCCTAATTGCCGAAGAAGGTAGACGTTTAAAAGTATATAAAGATACTAAAGGTATCCTAACAGTTGGTATTGGACATAACTTAATCAGTGACCCAGTAATTGATATACTAGGTAGACGACTTAAACTGGATGATATGATAACTGTTGCTGAGTGTGAGAAGTTATTCCAGAAAGACCTGGATAGAGTCAATAACAACTTACCTAAGTGGTTTACCAAATTAAAGGATAAGTATCAGCTTGTTGTCCTTAATATGATATTCCAGATGGGACTAACTAGAACATTAGACTTCTATTCCCAAAAGGGAGAACCATATACAATTAACTTGATGTTAAAGGATGACCTAGTTGAGGTTATCTCCCATATCAAGAAGAGCAAGTGGTATTCCGATACTCCAAATAGATGTGATAGGTTAATCAGATTACTTAAAGGAGAAGTTGTCAAAGAATATGAATAGAAACCTGTTGACAATCAATGACTTATGTGGTAATCTGACCACCTACTTATGGGTTCTTCATGCCCCAATCTGCATGATGTTTTAAAAGAGATAATACAATGTCAAACGAAATTCCAAATGAAGTAGTTGTTGGAGAAGAAGTTATTCCAGCAGAAGCTATTAATCCGAAAGACCTTCCGAAAGAGGTTGTTGACGGCGAAAAAGACCCTCCAGCAATTCCAACAACTGATGAAGAAAAATCAGCAGTACAGAAGCGAATTAATGCTATTACAAAGGAGAAGTATGAGCTGAAACAGAAGTTAGCCGAGGCAGAAGCCAGACTAGCTACACAACCTGTTGACCCTCTTAACCTAACTCCGGAAAGTCTGGAACAACTCGTAAAACAAGAAGCTACTAGACTAGCTGAAGAAAAATCCTTCAACGACAGATGTAATAAGATTTTTGAAGAAAGTGTAGCTAAGTCTCCCACATTCGCAGAAGATATTAATACCCTTAATAGCATTGGACTTGTTCATAACAAAGACTTATTCGATAGCGTAGTTGAGTCTGAGGCAGCCTCTGACATCTTAGTCTATTTAGCTGATAATCTTGACTTTGCAGAGAAGTTAATCAACTTACCAATTAGAAGTATGCTGAAAGAAGTTGCTAAGTTAGAGATTGGATTCGCCGAAGGTAAGAAACCGGTAGTAAAACCTGTTAGTAATGCACCAGCACCTATTAAACCAGTATCTAGTCGAGGAGTTATTAGCGAAATAGACCCTAGTAAAGATGCTGCTGCTTGGGTAGCTAAACGAAACCAAGAACTTGCCGCAAAACGTAAAGGAAAATAACCAATGCCACCGCACCTCCCAGATAAGTTAGACCCAGATTATGAAACCTTATTGATAAATAAGGCAGTTGATAAGATGTTTGTAGAAGCACAAGCCAGATTTGACTTCCAGATTAAGGTACTATCCTATATCTGTTCAGCAATTAAATGGCTAACTATCCTTGGAGGTGTGATTTACTTCGGTATCAAGAACCGTAACTTATTTCAATGGTAACAACATGTTTGCAAGACTCTTTTCCGCACTTGTTTTCCTACATAATCGTCTGAAAGAACCAACAAGTATGTTAGCAATGGCATACTTAGCAGACAAGTTCGATATAACTGTAGGGGATATTGCACCACTTATCACAACTGGTTTGGGATTTGCAGCCTTCTTCATCCCAGAAGCTCAACCATTAGTTCGGGTAAAGTTGGACTAATTAGACAAGAATAATAAAAGTTTGACAGACGTATCAAATTAGTGTAGAGTTCTCCTATCTTACCAATTATGGTATGTCTAACAGGTTCTTGAGTCCTTAACTCTCGTAAGCAATACCAACAACAACTTAAACATACTTTAATAGGATAAACATCATGGCTAATAACATAGTCTCTAGTTCAATGATTACAGCGGAAACACTCCGAGTAATCCACAATAGTTCAGCTTTCTTAGGAAATATCAACACTCAGTTCGACGGTAGTTTTGCTAAATCAGGTGCTAAAGCCGGTCAAACAGTTAATGCAAGAGTACCTGTTCAGTTTACAGTTCGTGAAGGTGCTACTGCTAACATTCAAGATGTTAATGAACAAACAGTACCTATTACTATTCAACCTGAGACTGGTATTGATTGGGCATTCTCAGACTCAGATTTGACACTTGGCATTGATAAGTTTTCTGAACGCTACTTAACTCCTGCCGGCAAACGTCTGGCTTCTGCACTTGATGCTAAAATTGCTGCACTCTATACTAAGATTTCTAACTTCTCTGGCACAGTAGGTACTTCTCCAGCAACTGCTGCATCTGCCTTAAATGCTGCTGCAATCTTAGACAATAATGGTGCACCTCGTGATGGTCGAAGAGTATTTGCACTGAACCCCTTAGCTAATGCCTCACTTGTTGGTGGTTTATCTGGTCTATTAAATGACCAATCTACCTTAGGTAAGCAGTATAAAGAAGGTTTGATGGGTACTTCTTTGGGTATGGACTTCCAAATGAGCCAGAACTTACCTACACATACAGTTGGTGGTTTAGGTGGTACTCCTTTAGTAGATGGTGCTAACCAAGGTACAACCAACTCTGGCACAACTGATAATCCTTATGCTGCTACAACTTCTTTGCTAACTAAAGGTTGGACTGCTGCGGTTGCAAATAGATTAAAAGCTGGTGATGTTATCACAGTAGCTGGTGTTTATGCAGTTAATCCAGAAACTAAAGTTAATACTGGCGCATTAAAAACTTTTACTGTTACTGCTGATGTTAGCTCAACTGCGGGTGGTGCGGGTACTTTAATTATCTCTCCAGCGATTATTGCAGGTGGTGCTTATCAAAACGTTACTGCTAGACCTGCTGATAGTGCGGCGGTTACAGTATTAACTGGTGGTGCTGGTGTATCTTCTCCACAAAATATCTTGTTCCATAAAGATGCTTTCACTTTGGTATCAGTTGATATGGAAACTATCAATGGCATGGATATGTTCTCACAAGAAACTGTTGATGAGGTTAGCTTACGTTTTGTTCGCGGTTATGACATTACTAACAACAGACGTATCTGCCGATTTGATATGTTAGCTGGTTATGCAATTGTCCGTCCTGAATGGGCAGTTCGTGTAACTTCCTAAACTAGGTTGGTAGTTGGTTAATCTTCTTGGTTAACCAACTACTTCCACAAACAATAGTTAATAACTAAATAATAGGTGATAAAATGGCAGTTAAAAAAGCTAAGGTTGTTAAGAAAGTCCCTGCTAAGACAACTACTAAACCAGCAGCAGTTGTTATTATGGTAGATAAAGGCAAACCAGTTAGTAAAATGAGTGGTAAGGGTAAGAAAACCTCCTGCTAAATGAAGTAATTGGTTAATTTGTGACGGAAGGCTCTCTTAGCAGAGCCTTTTTATTAGGAGTTTATCATGAAGAATACTGATAA